CAATTACTACAGATTGTGATGCTTCAAATCCTTCATTGTTCTTAACTGTCACTTCAAATGTTCCATCACCTAATCCTGTGAATGATTGTGTTGGTGTAGTTAATGGGAAAAATACTCCATCGTTTAAACTAACAAACTTAGGGAAACTACCTCCTCCTAAAACATTGTAAACATCTATTACACCATTACCTTCAAATCCATTACAACTTCCACTTGCTTCAAATGTTATTGGAGCTAATGTAGTAGTTGTAGTAGTTGATGTAGTAGTAGTCGTAGTTGGACCTGCTGTAGTTGTAGTAGTAGGGCCAGATGTTGTAGTTGTAGTAGTTGGTGACGGTGGTACAACAACTTGTGGTAACAATGGGAAAAGACAAATGTTCTTATCATTGTGTACCAACATATCAAATGTACATACCCATCCTGCTAATCCATTATCAAAATTATCTTTGAATGGAACACAATCTATATCATCATTTATTTCAGCTGCCTCAACACTTCTTTGTGTATATGAAGTTAAATCATTTAAGATAGCTAATGTGTTGGCGTGAATATCAACAACATCATCAGTACCATTAAAAGGAATAACCTGAAAGTTTGTACTTCCAGATGATTCATTGTTCTTTAACTTAACTTTATCCGCAATTGTCAATTGACAAGTAAACGTAGAAGTTTTTAAACCAAAACTTGCATTTGTGATTAAGATGTTTCCTAATGGATAGACAGGAAATTCTCTAGCATCTATTTCAAATATATCACCCTGAGTAACTGAACCCAATGAAGGATGGTTACTCATAATAGTTTTGAAATACTCTAATACATTATAGTAGAGTGTAAAGTTCTGCCCACTATCGTTTATTATTGCCATAGTATAAATTATAAATTTATTCCACCGAAATAAGTGTTACTCATATCAGGGAAGATTTGTGTTTGGTTTCCTACAGATTCTAAGTATTCTGGTATCAAATTAGAATAAGATATTAAATAGTTCTGTAATCTAGTCGCGTAGTAATCAGCATTTGATTGTGCGTGATACTTTAAGTAATCTACTTCATTCTTACCAGGCGCAACTGATTGGTCTGATAAGTGTTTAACTGCTCCTTCACTCTTAAATGATATAGAAGAGAATGGAATATACTCAACACAACTATACCATATTAAAGTAGGTTTGATGTGGTCGTTAATTAAATCCTGATATGCAACCCCTAATGTACTAATTGTATTTGTTTCAATCTTTTCTTGCAAATAGTAGAATAGAACCGTTCCCAATAAGTTTAACATATACTTATCTTGCGCTGTTCTCACAAATGGTAATAACTTATCAGCATCAATAGCACCCTGTAAAGGAGTGTTCTTAATTATATCGTTTCTTGTTATGAATAATGCGTATGCCATATTTTATTTATTTATATACTTCGTAATTTTTAGTAAAGTTTGGTTGAGATGTATAAACCCATCCTTCTTCACCTAATTGTTCTACATTGCCTGTTTCTTCATTAACTGAATCAGGATTTTCCATAGCCTTATTTGTTTCATCTTCTACTTGCTCAACACTCTTACCAGTATCTTCAGCTTGCTCTGATAGGATTGCCAATGGAGTTAATTGCTCAAAGTATAGTTCTGTATTACTCCATCCACCTTCTACTAATGCATCGTTTAAGAAGTTTAGTACTAAGTTTTGGAATGGTTGGATTGTCATTGATTGCATAATAGAGAACGCTGTTTTCATCTCTTCTGATTGAGAGGAGAATCCATTATTAGCAGTTCTAATACCAAATAGGAGTGGTGAAGTAATTCTATGAGCAACTAAGATTCTATCCTGTGCGTAATCAGCAACATATTGGAACTTTTCATGTAAGTTCTCAATGTTGATTGTATCAATCGTAGGTTTGTTAGCTACATCATCGTTAAATGAAATCATAAACCTTCCTGCATTACGAGTACCTGTGAACTTTCTCTCAATTAGGTCTTCAATAGTATCTCTCTCTTCAGGAGCTGGGATACCATTGTTCATATTAACCATTACGAGGGGCAAGAATCCATTTTCTATGTTGTTGATATGTAGATTACTCAACTCAGCTTCTACCTCCGAAAATTGAAGGGCTGCTATCCAATCAGGGGTACTATAGTAATACTTACCTGGTGTGTAATTCTTTATGTATAAGATTTCTCTTTTCTCATTAGATGTTCCAAAAGCAGGGATAGTTTTCTTATCTCTTACCTTTCTCATATCATACCAATCAGTACAATAGAAATAATTCTCTATCTTTGCTGTATCATAAATCTTTTCAGCTCTTAAAGTTTGTACGGGTATGTGATAGAACTTTACTATCTTAGTATGTTCATCGTTCCAAATTACTTGAAATGCTCCATTACCATAAAGTTTTAGGTCAAAGATTACTCTCTTCAATTCTTCCTGTGGTAATAACTTAGCTAGGTTCTCTGTAAACCCTTCATTCTTTGTATAGATTCCTTTTCCAAAGATTAAATCACTTACACCCTCAACACATGCTGCATTGGTTGTAGAAGTTTGAAATGCCATAGTAACAATTGGAAAGAAATCATCTTGCATTCTTACTCCAAATGGGACCCAATTATATCGGGTCTTTACATCTTCTGTTATTACGGGCACATCCTGTTGTGCTAAGGAAACTACTGAAAAATTTTGAATTTGTTTATTCATATTAGTTCATTATTATGTATTCGTTATCAGTTACGTTACTGATATATTGTTGGTTTTGATTTGTATAAACTGTCACATTAGATTGAGATGTGTAGACTTGAATTGAACCAGCCCATATATCTGTTGAACCTGATGTTATTGTTGCTCTATATTCTCCTGCTACAGAAGAACTTGCTATTGATGCAGTAAATTGTAGTAGGTTCTCATAATCATTAAAAGAATATCCATTTATTGAGGATGAAGTCTTAACTAATGTGAACATATTTTCTAAATTAAGAAGTAAAGCTGCTCCTGAAGGGAATTCTTCTGTTCTTAAGGTGAAAACATTACTACCTGTGGTGTAATAAGCTAGCATTTATCTATGATTTATCTGTTAATATAATAACAACAAAAACTGAAAATGTTTTGTGCATGAAAAAAGGTAACCATTTCTGATTACCTCTTTAAGTTCTTTATGATTAAAGGTTAGAAGCTATTAAGCTACTGAACCATAAACAATTGTTGGTGCTGAAATACTCGCAAACGCACTACCTGTAGTAGAACCAGAGATAAATGATGCTGGTAATTGTTCAATTCCAGTCATTGAAATTGAATAACCATATAGGTCACCCAATCCTCCGCCTGTTTGAATAGTACCCGCAGTCAAATCTGCTCCTTGTGTTTCACCTACTAATAATGCATCTCCGTTATTCGTCCAAACAATAATCTGAGGTCTTCCATAAGCCATTAACTTCAATTGTGTTGTCATCTCATTAGTTAACTTCTTTAAGTTCAATACCACTTCTTGTGAAAAGAATGTAGTACCATTATCTCTAGATGAGTTTACAGTTTCAGTATATGCTGATGTTCCTTTTAATTCATAAAAATACGCTGTTGTTGCTGCTGGTAGGGCAGTTACCTGTCCACTTGCGTTCTTTGTAAAAGATGATGTAGTGTAGTTGATGAAGTAAACTCCTTTCAAACCACCGATACTCTCTTTACAAACTTCGTTTCTTCCAGCTGATAAATTACAAGGCATCTATATTAAATTTATTTGTTTGTTTATATAACTTATTAAAGAGTGAGGATTACTCCCCACTCTAAAGATTTTTTATTAGTAAGCTCCGTAGTAAACGATGTCTTGTCCGATACCGAATTGAGTACCAGCAGTGTATCTCATAATTACTCTGTAATTTTGAGAACCATCCAAGTCAGCCATGTCTAATACTTTAACTTCATTATGGTCAGATAATAAACCTGTACCGAAGAATAAGTTAGATTTTTGTGCTGCTACGATTTTGTTGTCAGATAAACCAGGACAAAGAACGATTTCAATACCGTTGAAGTTGAATGGTTTCTCACCAACGTTCATTGTATTGTTCCATCCGTTTGCTCCTACTGCTCCACCTGCTAATGCTTGTTGGTAAGCCTTACCTACGTTAGTTGAAACGTAAAGTAAAACGTCTTCCTTACCATATACTGCTGTAGGGATAGAGTTAACTACTGAATCTAATTTAGATAATACGTTAGCTGAAGTTACTGAACCAGAAATCGCACCTGTGTGTGATGTTGGTGAAGAAGCTCCTGCTGCGATTACTGAAGTAGAAGAAGATAACGCTACTGATGCAGAGAATGCTGCTTGGAAACCACCGAATTGTCCGTTAGTTGCCGCAACACCTTGCCAAATAGAAGTTTCAGTTGATTGTGCTACGAATCCACCAACATAAGAGATTAAATAATCGTTGAAGTTAGCAGGGATTGTATCAAATGCTGAATACCCTAATTGTAATGCTTCCCAAGAATCTACGAACTCTTGCTTACATAAGCTCAAGTTAACTTGCAATTCTTTTGGTTCTAAAATTCTTTCAGTTAATGCTACTGAACCTGTTGTAGTGAAATCACAAGTTGCGTTAGAAACGATGTCTGCTAACTGAACTTTTTGGATTACACTCTTAAACTTTACATTCGGCATAATGGTAACATATCTGTTATCCAAAGTTTTTGCAGAAAGTAAAGCCGCGCTGATATACTTACCAGCGAACTCACCAGCATAAGTTGTAGTTATTGCTGGTTGCCCTGTTGTGAAATTTTGTTGTTTTCTCATTTTTAAATGATTTTATTTTTTTAGTTGTATAATTTAGATAAGAACGAACCTTGTAAGTTCACTTCCTTATTTTTATTTTTTGGTTTTGCGATAGAGAACTTTTGCTCTTCAATTGGAGCTCCGTCTAATTTAGGAGTTTTATCTTCTTCCATTACTTCTTCTGTTTCAGCAACTTCTTCAATTGCTTCCATCTTAGCGATTCTCTTTTCCATTTCTTCAATTCTGTAAGCCATATCTTCATACATCTTCTTCATATCAAATGGAGAACCTTCCTCACCAGCTAATGGTTCAGCTTCTTCTTCAATGCCATCACCTGAAGGTAATTCCTCAGCTAATTCTTTTACTTTGTTAGCTTCAGGCTCCATAGTTGCAGAAGGGATAGGTTTAACCGGCTCCATTTCCATTTCTATGTTTTCTCTTTCTGTGATAACACCATCTTTAGTGATAACTTTGAAAGGAACTTCGTTACCTTCTGTATCTTTTAATACTAAATCATGTGTACCATCTGGTGCTTTTGATTTACTTCCATCTTCTGAAATTACTTCTACTGCCTCACCCACATCAAATGTAGGAGATTCAACGATAGTTCCATCAGCCAATCTTGCGTATGTCATCTCTACTTCTTCCTTTTTAGTTAAGGAAAGCATTGATACTATACGGTCTAATACTTGTTTTGAGTTCATAATAGTTTATTTTTTCTATTGTTTAATTATAATAACAAATTTTTTTATATTTGTATCAGTTTTTTTTAATTTGTGAATGATGCAGAGTATAAATTGTATAAATTACTTATTTCTGTACTCTCCAATACTCTTTTATAAAATTGAACTGCACCTATACTGCCTGATAATGGTTGTATAGGATTTTCTATAGGGTTATCATTAGTTCTAGCGCCTATAAATGTATTTTCAGTATTATCTAAGTTAGTTATAGAACCTGCTCCTGTAGAATCTCTTACGATTAAAGGAACTGAACCCGATATACCATTTATGTATAAA